AATATCAATAACATTGAATGTCGAATAATCCAAACCTTTACCACGAGAAACGTCAACCGTCATAACGTATACGTGATCATCTATTGGTTTTTCATATTGGCAAATATTATCTTTTTCTAATATGGGACGAGAGTATACTAGTTCCTTGAGTTTTGAGCCGTCGATTAGAGTACCAGAGCTACCTAAAAATTCACAGCAATATTCTTGTCGGAACTTCTGGTCATCATAATCCAATGCAGCTAGTGTTTCATCCTTCCATTTGTCGTCTCGTCCAGGAACATCGTTCCACATTACCTTGACAAATTCATAGCCGTTTGTTTGCTCTTCAGCACCTTTACAAGTTTTATAAAAATGATTCAAACCGTTGGGTGTTGATGTCATCAACAATTTGGTAGTTTCACCAGATGAAATTGTCGGATAAACCGATGCAAAGAAATCATCGTAGCCTTCAATAAATGCAACCTCATCCAGGTACAGAAAGGCAATAGATTTACCACGAATAGCACTCGAGGATGTCGTCCCTGCATAAATCTTACAACCGTTTTCTAAAGTTATATTACCTTTGTTCCATTCCTCAACACCTTGCTGAATCCATTTGGGAAGTGCTTCATATGCCAACTGAACTCTACTGAGAACTTCTCTAGCAGAATCACCTTTGTTCGCTAGAATGGCTACGGTTTTATATTCATTAAATAGGATATAATGAAGGATAACAGCTACGGCTGTAGTTGTTTTACCAGACTGTCTGGCCGTTAATACAGCGACACGTCTGTTATTAGTAATTTTCTTTGTAATTTCTTCTTGATAATCGTACATATTAAAGGGAACCAAACCCTTATCAACGTGTACAATTTTAATATAGTTTTTGGCAAAATAAACTGGGTCCTGAGCACACTTCATATACTCCTTAATCAGATCAGGAGTAAATTCAATTTCCTCTCCAATCTTTTTAAGATTAGCATTACCCAGATATCCAGGAGATAAACTCATTCAGCCTCGCCTTTGATCATCTTTAGAAGGTCAGCTGTCGATACAATAAGATTATTATTTGTCACCTGTGTTTCAGCCTTCGGACCAGTATCGTCAACTGCATATTTCTTCTTGGTTGATAAATCTACAAAATCCTTGTTTGCATCAAGTAGTGTTTTCATAAGAGTTGATACGACTTCGAATGCTCTAGGTGATTCCGACTGTTTAGCAATCTCTACCATTTCACGGACAGCATCATCACCCATCTCAATAATGTTCTGTACGTTTTGTCTTGCCAACTCAATGTCGTTAATATTTTCCTCGTTGGTATCCTGTACAGCAGGGAGATGCTCTTCAAATTTTTCAATATTTACCACTTGCTCTTCTTCAACTTGGACGACATCTTTAATTTCCTCGTCCTCCTTAATTTCTGCAATAGGTGTGATACCTAGAGCCTGAGCAATTTTATCGTCACTCATTATCTGATCCTTTAATTAATCTCCTACTAGTAGGACAACCACCTAACGGTCTGGCAAAAATTGTTTTACCTTTATCAGGGCTTTCATAAATCCATTCTTTCTCTGGTTCCCAAGCAAGTTTATGATCCGCAGGATATGTATCCTTTGCTCTGATTACATCACGTTCAAATTCAGCCATATATTATTCCTCCGATGGTGATTTTGTTCCCCATTTTCTTTCATATGTATCGTCTGTACCATAGGAGTCTGCCCATTTATTTTCTGTAAATCTGGCAAACTCAATTAGCATTTCAATATCATTATCAATCTCATAAAGCCAATCATATATTTTTTCAAAGTCTTCTTGAACTAACGAATTATTGTGCTTAATTCTGGTATCATTATTTTCAATGTGCTTGTTTAATGCTTTTGTAAGAAAATTTAAATCCTGTCTGAGATCTTTTACATCACGTTCCTTATTAATTTGGCGCTCGATCGCCATTTGTGATGTAAGACCGTCAACCTCAGCCTTTAAAGTTTCTATAGTTTGAGCCTGCTGTGCGGTCCACCAAACAAATGCACTCACTTGCATTACGATTGCTACTACGACACCTATTCCAAATTTTGTATTCATTTTTTACTTTTCTCCCTTTCGGCAACTCTCTTACGAAGGTCGCTGGACGAGAAGCGGTGATCGCGTTTGTTAAAGTATAGCTGGATACCCCGCTTCTTGCAAATATCCTTGCCTGTAAAATCCTGTTCTCTGTATTCCTCTCCCATGATCTTAACATCAATCTGGTACATGCTCAGAATATCCTCAAGGTCCTTTTCAGAACCATAAGGAATAATTTCATCAACATAGCTAACAGCCTTAAGTTGAGTGTAACGCTCTACGACTGTTTGTACTGGGGGATTCTTTTCAGGGCGATCCACACTTGGATCAAACTGTAAACCACAGATCAAATAATCACACTGTTCTTTTGCTTCTCTTAGCATCTGCACGTGTCCTGCATGTAATAAATCAAAAGTGCTTGCTGTAAATCCAATTTTCATTTTAACCTCATTCAGTTACGAATTACAAATATATTTAGACACCATCATTATATAACAATTTTTATAAAAAGTCAACCTTTACGTTATTGAATCTGGATCAGCCACATAGTCTATCACCGCGTAATCATCATCAAAATCAATATCACTAAAATTAATTGTTAGATCTGGATCTGTAGTCGGTTCGTTATTTGCTGTTAATCCTGGCTGAATTACAACAGCTGATTCAAAATTTGTATTAGCACTCACAAAACCATTTTCAGGAATTGTTTCTGATACATTTGATTGAATAAACTTAATAACCTGTCTTTCTCTATCCGGTCCAAAGTACCAAGCTCTCATTGTAAAATTAAGAGTCCACATGATGGTACGACGTTCTGTAAAATCACCCTCGTAGAGTTCTTCGTTTTGAATATCATTTAGAACCAAAGGAATGTCCAATGGATCCAAATCTGGAATTAATTTTACAGTGGACGTATATTCTGGATTAAAGAAAGGAATAATTTGCTCAACTACCTTTACTGCATCCTCTGCATATGTAGACATAATGTAAAGCGAAAATTGAATATTGTATGGACTTGGTACCCATAGGTAATTTCTGCTACCCGTTTCTTCATTTATGACATTACGGACTAATTTTCTTGTAGGAGAAAGCTTACGTTCACCGTCATAAAACATTGCATTAATCTCAAACGACATTCTGGGTAACGTAATTGCTTGTGCATTAAGATTAGGATCTTGGTTTACTCTTGCAAGAATTTTTTGATGTGGAGCATAGGAAATAGGAACAATCATTTCCTGAACAACATCACCATTATTATTCTTACGCTTGATTTTAATTTGGTTAAAATATGTACCAAATAATGCAACGTATTTTCTTGTCAGTTGGTTATAAAAATGATTTGCTATAGCCATATTATGAATCCCTAATATCTAATGGTTCGACTTCAATAGCTTCACTAAATGGATCCATTTCTGTAAAGTCAATGATCTTATCAGCTTCAAGTTCAAACTGTAGGTTATCAGCAAGAGGATCATTGGCTTCTACCGCAGTAAGAGTATTAACGGTATTTGCTGTCATATCTCTATCACTGAAGAATGTGTCAATATTATCACGACCAGTCTGGAATCTCTCACCAGAGTATTCTGCCAATTCACATTTCAGATCATATACCTGTAGAGCACCACTTTGATAGAATACACTTTCGTGTTCTACAAATGTTATTTTAAATAATTTTTCATTGAGTGGGAAATAGATATAGTCGCCTTCAAATGGTCGAGTTTTTTCTGGTCTATCCTTAGTGACAAATCTCTCAAATGTTCTTATTGCGACACTGAATGTGACCTGATCTCTAATCTGAAGCCCAAACTTAGATAGGAAGTCTCCTTCACCTTCAAATCCATCGACATTTTTAATATATGCTTCAAATTCAAATGTTTCATCATAAATCGGTAGATCGTCTTCGTTTAGTATTTCATCAACAGAACCATTCGAACGAGTGATGTAAATAAGATCCACACCATAAATTTGAATTGATTCGATAACTAGATCGTCAATTAAATTCTGCTCGTTAAAGTTGTCATAGTTGTTGAAAAATACATTGGTAGCCATGATTTATCCAATAAAGTTATATGTGAGAGGTTGAAGATTTTGAATTGATTCCTCTTCCATTCGTTGTCTTTCTTCCCTGGCCTCCTGAAGTATTTGTTCTCCGTTAAATGAAACGCCACCCACAAGTTGCATATTATTGAATTTAGTCAAATTTAAGCCCCATTGCTCACGAACCAAAACAGCTGCATAATTCTGTAACCAACGATCTGACCATACGTCCGAATATGTATTTGGATCTATTACATCATATGCTTCTACTACAACATATTCTCCAGCAACTAGATTTGCCTTATCAGTATCAATATGCAGTCTATTGACATGACGATTATATCTAATCAGTGGGCGACCAACCAAAATCTCTTGCATAAACTCAAGATTCTGCATTGTCATATAATAATGCTGAAGATTGTAACTTGTAATATCCTGGATATTAGTCAACACGAACTGATAGTTTACATTAAAAATACCAGACCCAGTAGAAATTGACGAGGATAAATCAAAGACTCTTGAAATACCCAAAATATTTGGAGGCATTTCAATATAACCGTTATCTACATCATCTTGAGTAAGCTCGTGCTTTAGGTATACTAATTGACTTCCATTATAGTGATAGTCACGCCAAAAGGAAACCGCCTCATCGACACGGTCATCAACCTGCTCATCAGAAACATTGATCTGAATAACAGGCGCACCAATTTTGCGAAGAATATATTCCTTAAATTCATCTCTTGTATCAGGTTGTGCCATTTTGGTACCTTACTGTAGTTTTATTTTTATTTATATTATTCGCCCGATTCAGTTTCATGTCCGTAGTAACCAGTAGCAACAATATTTGAGCCTCCAGAATCTGTGGCAATTTCAACCTTTACAGACCCGGACCCGAATGTCCAACTTGGCACATTCCATTTAACTTCTCTAAGAGAAGTCAGCGCATGCCATGTATTTAATGTGTCTGAATATGATGCTGATGGTGCCGTTCCACTATTTGTTGTAAATCTAATATAATAGGTAGATCCTGGGGATGTATTAAGCCATTGAGTACCAGCTTGAAATTGTGCATCACCTGTAACGGCACCAATCTTATGAACAGTACCATCAGTTCTAAATTCCCAACCAATGACGATATCAGTGCCCGGTGTTAAACCAAAGGCTTTATTCGGGAATGCTGAAGTACCACTTAGAGAAGCAGTTTCAGTAATAGTATTACCGGTATTATCCCAGATAAATGCGAAATATCTCAGATCAGGTACTAACTTATGTTCAATTGGTTCTCTTTCATACTTATGTCTGATGGAAAATCTAAGATATGCAACTCCGGAAGAAGAATCTGAATATTGGTAATACCAGTGTTGCTTTGTAATGGCCCCACTACCAGTCGGTAAATCATATACGACATTTATGGTATTTGATGCTGTACCATATGTTGTAGTTCCATTTGGACTAACTCCACTTGGTCTATATGCTTCAATGGTATAATGAGTAGCATCATTGTTGGGTTTTGGAACTGTTCCGTCGTTCCAATAACCTAAAAATTCTTTATTACCTGTATATTGTTGTCCAAGTTTATAAATCTTACCATCTTCATTGAATTCTATACCAGGAGCAGCAACAGTATTATCAGTATCAGATATTTGTGAGTTATATACCTGACCAGCCTGAGGAGTAATATCCATTCCAGCTCTAGTTCTTGCCATTTGAAACTCATCTGAGTCATTGGACACTTTTAACATTGTGTGTTTTTCATAATCCAAAAATCCACCTGCCTTACCATATAGTAAGGCCTGATTTTGAAACCCATATGTATCTCTTATAGATATCCAAGAAAGAGTTTGTCCCATATATGTACCAAGGCCAAGTCTATGCTGATATGTAATTATGCCGCCGCCAGTATGTGTAGCCCCTCTACCAAATATTCCTTGGGAACCCGTTGTTGAAGTAAAATAAAGACCTTGACTCTCGCCATCAATATTAAATACACAAAGTACTCCGTTTGAATTTGTTTTATCATCATTAGAACCAACGATAACTCTAGTATCCTGTACTTCCAAATGCCAACCGAATGCTTCAGCAGAACCCGATGTAAATGATCCAAAATTAAATTCCTCAATAAGATCACCATTTAGATCATACATAAACACTCGACCTTTACTGGTGTTTTCAGGATCCAGCGTGCCACCACAGCCTGGAGCACTAACATATATCCGATCATGTGCTATTCTAACATTCCAACCAAAAAAGTCATTGTCTGCACTACCTGATAATTCTTTGACAAATCTAAAACTCATATCGTAGATATAAATTTTTCCTCGAGCATGCCCAGCCGTGCCTTCTGTCCATGCTGCAGCATTAACAGTGGTATCGGACCATATCGCATTACAAATTACTATACGGCCACAACCGATTTGTGCGCCGCCGTAGCTTACCTGTCCAAATCCTTTATAATCTGTAGGAGGAGCAACACCTGCAGTTAAACCTGGATCCCAAATATTTGCAACCACCCTACCATCTCGGTTTAATGCCAATACATTATATTGATGATAGTTTCCGTTTGCGTCGCCATTAGTTGTTGTATCTATATAACTTAAAAGGAATATCCCATGGCCGTCCTGACCAGGAGTACTTTCATCATACAACCATAAACTACCAGAATCTACTCCACGAACCTGCTCTATAATATCACTATCAATAATTTCATGATGAACATTTCCATAAAAATCTAAACAAATAATATGACTTTTAACACCTTGACCGTGACCAGTCCATATTAAACCATCATATGTAGGTACCGCTGCCTGATTCAAGGCTCCTGCATCAAATTCAACACCACCTGTAGCTGTAAAATCGACCCCACTATCATAGCGCATGTTGACATTAGTCGATGGCTGTTCAGAATACAGAGCAATTTTTTCAGCATCGGGATAACCAGGTGAAGCCGAGGTCAATGAGTCCTTATCTCCGGGAAATTGCGCACGCAAAATACCAGCTGATCCATAATCAGATATCAAATGACCAAAATATAAATCTCTTTGTACATTGCTATATATAGAGCCCGTTGTCGCGGTCGATCCATAAGCAAATAACCCTCCGGATCCTTGTATCCCGCCAGTTGGATAAAATCCTTGAGTTTCGCCAACATCACCACCCACGTATGACCGTGTCGCACCTGACGCAGCACTACTTTGATTGGTCGATTTTTTATCCTCACCTATAAAAAAGCCGGGATAGACAGTGGTTTCTCGATAGGATCTAAAAGCCATTTTTTACCTCAAACTGAAGTATCGTTAAAATTTGAAAACGTGGTTACATCATTTAAATCAATTGCATCCAGTAAATCTAAATCTTTTTTACGTTTACCTAAAATAGTACCTAATGATATATCGTGAGCCTCTGCCTTTTCAACAATTTTATTGGCGAGTGTTTCTACAGTAATACCTCTGGCAGTGGCAATAGCATTCAACAATGGAATCGATGCTGTATTATCAGCTAAATAAGCTATTGCTTCGGCTCTCTGCTGTGGAAATGTAGATCTCTCATATTCAGAATATTCCGAAGAAAATAATTGACTCATTTGTAAGTTATAGCTCCCATTTACAGACGACTTTTTTGCCTTTTGTAAAGTTGTAGCAGCTCTGATTTTTTCTTCATCTGTGGGGTATTGATCATAAATTTCAATAGCCATAGTCCATACGCCATCTACCAATTCGGCACCAGTGATTCGATATGCCTGATTCCATTCCAAAGTAGGTTTTTCAGGTTCCTCAACAAAAACATATCCTTCTGGAAGATTTGCTTTTATATCATCAAGAATTACATATTTTTTGATACACCGTAAAAGCTCAGTTTCTTGCTGGTGATTAAGAATGGGAAATTCCGTTATGGTATTTGTTTCTGTGTTTATTTTTGCAAAATTCATTGACATTTTATTTTTCCTTAATTCTGTGTTCTGCCAGATGCTTTTTCGATTAAGCCATCATAGGTTGTTGGAAGTTTATATATGTTTATCCAATTATCTGCCGCGGTGGTGGTGCTATAGGTAGCTGTAACTAACACCCCATAACCCATTGCAAATTTCTCAAAACCAGGATCCCCGCCCTGCGCCGAGGTGACAATGTTCCCAGACATATCCTCTGGCAAAACTCTATCTATATAATTGCCATTAATATCATATAATTCTAAAGATCGGTAATCAGCAGAGGTCGGATTGTTTGGGTTTGCATTGGCACTCTCTTTGACAAAAATACCAATTATTCCTCCATATATACCACAAGCTCGTGCGTATACAGACGGACTGTTAGTTCCTGTTATAGGTGCATATTTACCTGTCAATGTGAACAAATAATTTCCTTCTCCGTCGTAAACAAAGACTCTACCTATTTGATTTCCACTATCATTATCTGCCGTATTTCCCATCACCAAAATTCTGTCAGAACCTATGGAAATATCGTGTCCGAAATTAGCATTAGGGATTGAATCTTCCCATCCTAGAGGCATATAAAGACCTTTTACAAAATTACCATTTAAATCAAATATATAAGCGTGGCCATTTATTGAAACTCTGTCTGCCGTTTTATCTGGGTGATGCCATACGTTTTGATCAACAGCACCAATAACTATTTTTCCATATCCAATTGCTTGTTGTCCATGCCCGCCATATGTTCTTCCACCAAAACTATCACTATAACCTGGTGCATCATAATTTATACCGGTATTACGATCAATTGCATTTCCGGAGCCATCATAATATTGAAATGCATTGTGTAGCATCACGTTATTTAGAATTATATTTCCATTATAATCATAAATTGTGGCGTTACCCGTAAAATCGTTATAAGTAGTACCAGTCACCGCATCTGCTCTTTGTCTTCCTACTACAATTCTTCCTTCACCTACTGCACAAGCCATGCCGAAAGCATCCAAATTTCCATAAAGGTTAGGAGGAAGTGGTAATGTATGAAGATAATTCCCCCATTGGTCATATATGTAGGTTCTGCCAACCTCATCATTCGCAACCTCTGAATTTGGATCTCCTTTAAAATCGTTTGATGATATAAGTAAAAGACCATCACAACAAACCGGGTTCCATCCAAATTGGGTTGATGTCCCAGTTCCAGTTTCTGGGTGATCTATGCGGCCTTTATAATTTCCATCAAAGTCAAACATGTGGACACAACCCTTACCTCCAGGAGTGTTTGCCTCAACCGTGTTTCCTACAAATATACGAGAATGGCCTATTGCAATACCACCGAGACCAATACCTTGATTTCCACTTGGTGCCTGAACAGTAATACAAGTATTTTGGATACTACCGATGGTTGGACCATCGTTAAATAAAGGATATGTAGTCCCTGGTCGTTGATCCGCCGCTGTTAATATTTGCCCATTCTTTAAAAAATGCACTTCATTCGCTAACGTAGCAGAATTAGTTTTTATAGTCATTAATTAACCTCCATAACGCGAACGTAATTGCCAATCATAACCGGTATCATTATCGGTATCTCTATATTTTTTCCATCTACTTCCACTAGAAAGTAAATAATCTCTTGGCCTTATAGATCTAGTATTAGCAATAATTTCAAGGTGTTCTGTGGGCGTACTTGTATTCACATACGCACCAATAGTAAAATTTCCAGCAGAACAATTTTGATAGGAATAATATCTCTTAGTAGAAAGATTTGATTCACCACTAAATGATTCAAAATTCATATCAAGAATTCTTGTATCATCAAATCCAGCGCATAGATAAACATCGTTGGATCTAGCCATACTTCGATATGTACCAAAATATGTTCCAGACACATCATCTATATGGCCGAGATAAATTCCACTTGCAGTATCGTATACATATATTTTATTATAACCTTCATTTCCATAATTCGTTGTTCCAACAAAAACGTGAGTCCCATCTCCTTCTATCCAGGTACCAAAGCCTGTAATTGCGGGCTCTCCATTTGGTCCTCCATGTGCCCATTTTAGAGGTGGGCCCATTTCACCAATATATTTAGCACCAGTAGAAGGAGAACTACATGCGTATATATGTACAGTACCGATTCCACCATTAGCGCCTGGAGCCGATATAAATGCTCTATCTCCAATAATTTTTATAACATCTCCAAATCTATCACCAGCTATGGTGGTTCTGAAAGTAACACCACCTGAAGATCCACTCCCTCCTGCACAAACTTCAACACCATGGCCACCTTCCAAACGAGTACCAACACCTTCGGAAAACGCGGTATTATATACCCACACAGTCCCTTCTGCAATATCATTTTCACCAGTGGCAGTACATCCTGGTGCTCCTACCCAAAGCTTGCCATATGAGTCTATTGCAATAGAAGAACCAAACTCTGATGCTTCCTTTCCACTGCCAGTAAGCGTGTCAAGCAAAGTCCCGTCAAAATCATATACATATACTGCGCCCTGTCGGCCGCCGGTAGTTGTATTTGCACTTGCCCATCGCGTGGTAGATGGTAATGCAGGAGAATAATTTGATGTAGAAGCTTTTGCTCCAGGAGCACCAACGTATATTTTATTGCCTCCAACTGCCATGGAAGCACCAAAATGTACATAGGTATTTTGATCAGCGACAGGCACATTAAGTTCATTTCTAAAGCCATACACATTAAAGCCAGTAGAATGTAATGGCACATGAACATTATAAGTATACGCAACACCTTGTTCTATATTACCAGATACTGTAGTTTTTGCCTGACCCGCTAAAATTGTTGCTGTCTCTGTAACCTTTCCTGGATATGAGGTAGGAGTTCCAGAACCGGGTGTTATAGCATTAGGAGAACCCCCAAACCAATTTACTACATCAAAGCACCCTTTTCGAGCATATTCATCCATTCCATATCCAACAAGATTGAGTATTGTCTTCTGAGGACCATCAGATGGTCCGTCAGTAGTAAAATCAATCATTGATGATTTTCTAAGATTACTGCTAAATATTGCGGGCTCGCCGGGCGAACTACCTACAGTAGGGCTGATTAAGACACCGTTTTCATAACCCCCATTAACGGAAGATGAAAATTTGGAATCACCAATACTTGTTTTATTGACAAACGCCATTTTATTCTTGATCCTTTAAATCTACCAAAAGAGATAAAACCTGCTCATTTACAACTGTAATATACTCATTTGTATCGTATGACCAGAGAACTGTATTTGTATTACTGAGGTCATCATTGACTTCTTCGTGTTCTGCTGGTATTCCAATTACAATATCTTCATGAAGAGTAACCATTTTTTGAACTGGTACTATATCAAATTCGCCTTCAAGATAGGACATTTGCAATTTTTTATGAGATCTACATGATTGTAAAATTATTTCTTTTTTCATTTTTCTTTTCCCAAGTATTTATTTAAGCAGATTCCGTCTCAATCTCTACACCGTAATATCCTGTAGCCACGATATTGGTACCAGCAGAATCTGATGCTATTTCAATTTTAAGATTACCTTGTATTTGATCATTCTGATTTGCTCGCCAGATCCATTGTCTATTTGAATTCAATCCTAACCAGGTATTCAGCGGATCGTTATTTGGTTCGTTTGGAACATTATAACCTTGAACTGATGTAGCCCTTATATACCAAACGCCATTTGGTGGGTTATTACTACACCATTCCACGCCACCTCTAAATGTTGAATTACCACCATTAAATTCGGCAACCGTCCCGTCGTTTCTAAATTTCCACCCTAAATCAATTAAACCCAAACCAAAACTATATAAGGTGTTTGGAAAAGGCTCAATGCCAGATAAAGTAATTGTTTCTGGAAGTGTAGAAGTTATAGGTTTACGTTTATATAATTTATCTATATCATTAAGCGAATCTTTTATTGTGGGTGTGGTAAATGCATATACAGCACCACGACCACCTTCAGTATTAGTTTCGGCAAAATCAGGGTCGCCTATAAGTAATAGACCATCGGCAACTGCAAGAGCATTATAGTAACCAAAGTCCTTAGACGAATCATACTGCACACTATTTACTGTATTGTTTGTAGGATTTAGTAATCCAATATAATTTCCATCAACATCATAAATAAAAATACCTTCATTATCCGCTCCATTTTTTGTATTTGCAACATATAATCTTCCATCGCCAGCATGTATGTATTGGCCAAAGCGATTTAGAGGACCTGGCGTTGGATGATTTATTTTACCCAAATAGTTTCCATCATAATCAAATTTAAATACAATTCCCTTTTCAGAATATCCATCGGAATCTTCCAAGTCATAGTATCCTAGAAAAATAATCCCATTTGATATTGCTACAGCCGGGGCAGGAGGAGTATTGGTAGGGGTTACATCTGTATCTAAATAGCTTATTGATTTAATAAAAGTACCTGAAAGATCATGTATATTAGCACTTCCGATAAAATTAGCAGTCCCACGGATGGGTATTACAATTCTATTTCCATCAGTTTCAGAACCTGATAGTTCTGTGCGTTCACCAGGTGTTCTAAATTTAGTAATAAGATTGCCATCCATATCATAGATAAAGAATTTTATAAATTTTGTTGGATTTTCTGGATCACTATCATCATATGGATCCCATCCTTGGCCCACAATAATTCTTCCACCAGCAATCATCAGCGAATATCCAAATCCAATTTCTCCACTGATACCTGTATATTTTGGTCTGTCCTCTATTGGTGGTCTAATCTCTTTTATAAATGAGTTATCCGATGAATCATAAAGCCATACCGAGCCTTCATAGGCATTTACATTAGTACCTGGCTGTCCTATATTTGGTACTTGTGTCGTCCCACTTGCCCCCGACACAGATATAGCAATTCGACCGTATCCAATTGCTACTTTTCTTCCAAATTCATCTTGTGCAGTACGGGTACCATTAGCCAATTCAGTCACAGTTGAAAGATCATAATCCAGTATATATGCAGTACCAGAATTGTCGTCAGATGTAGGTCCACTTGGAGCACCAACTACGATTTTACCATCTCCAATTGCAATAGAATGACCAAAATCATAATGAAAACTACCGTCCATCACAATGCCAGCAAGAGAAGGCATTGTTACGTTATCAAAACCACCCGAAAAGTTGAAATTAGGATTAACAATCATTCGGTTTTTGTTTATCTGAAATTGACCATTTGTATCTTTTATTTTAATTGCCATCTGTACAATTCCTAACTACGGTAAATTAATATAAGGTGATAAAATTGATTCTGTCACGACATCAATATTAGATGGTAATGTAAATCTATACACAAAGCCTTTCGAGCTAGGCGATGTAATATTACCACAAATAAAGACATAGCCGTCAGCTATTTTTACCTGTCTTACCACGTGTGGTGTATTATTAACTGGTCCCAATGAAAAGATCTCAACAAGCTCTCCAGTTGTAGTCCAAACACCAACCACTGTCGTTCCATTTGGATCATCGTCTGCATTAGAGGCACCTACTACATATCCACAGCCTATATCAAAGTCGCCGC